TAACCTTTCTATCCACCAATTTGATGTTCTCAATAGATGCAATTTTCGCTTTCTTGACTTCATCTACTTTGCTAACCTTTTGGAGTTCAGCTAGCTTTTCAGCGATGTTTTTAGCCACCTCTGAAACTTCGTCTTTCTTTTCGACCTTTTTTTTGGCAACAACATCTTTTTCAGATTTCTCTGTTTCAATATAATGTTTTTTGCCATTAACTAAAATGTATTTTTTCATTTTTTGTTCTTTGTAACAATTATAGCGTATTCAACGCTTCTCAATATAAGCTTTAATGCCTTATGGATTTTATCCTTATCAGCATTTAAAACTTTCTCGACCTTTTTTTTACCCTTAGGCAATTCAGTTTTCTTGATCAATGCCTCTGAGGTATTATTTTTAATAACATCTAACTCTTTTATCGAAGAAAGAACATTTCTAAGGAGAATTCTGTCTTGCTCCTTCAATTCTATCGTTTTCTCTATATCCTTTTCCTTTAATGGGATAACTTTCTTAACGACTTTCTTCTCTGGTTCTTTTTCCTCAACTTTCTTCTTAACCTTTTTGATAATCTTTTTCTCTACCTTTTTTTCGCCAACATCTTTGACTTCTTTCCAAAGGCTCTTTAGTTCTCGAGAAACAACAGCTTCTGGATTGGCAGGAACATTTACTACTGATATTTCCAAGAGTTCTTGCTTTGTAAATGTATCTCCCTCTTTTTCTTGTGGCAAAAAGCCCACTGAAAAAGTATTCAAGAACCCACCATTCATCAGCTTAGATACCTTTTCAGCAAAGGGATTTTCTTTTACAGCGAATTCTGCGTCAAACAATAACCTTCCTTCTGTACTTTTAATGTTTATAATCTTACCAATGGGCAATTCGTGTGAATTATGCCCCCAAAGTAAAACTGGATTTTTCTGAAAAGAGTCAAGATTCCAACCCTTAGAAGATAGGATCTCCCCATCTCTATCAGCAGAATCTGTTGAAGCAATAGCTCCAGTAATTATACGCCCATCTTCTTTAACCTCTTTTACATACGCCTTCACAAATTTTTTCTTCATAGTAATTATAAACAAATAACGAGCAAGTGTTTTCAGACACAACTTGCTCGTTTAGTAGTCAAGTGAATATTAAGTTTTTAGTTCTTTCTACAATTTTATTCCATATTTGATTTTTGTCAAGTGCTTTTCAAAACAGGAATCACGACACACCTACAATTCACATGAGCAGGAGGAGCATCGCCTACGCCAAAGTCCTTATTTAAGTCAACTCTCTTTCCATGTAATGGTCCACAAATAGGACAAACTCTTTCATCTAATCCAGTAACCCATTCTTTTTTTTCCACTACGCCAGATTGTTTATATCCTTCAACTGTTGCGAAGTTTGAGGCTCTTGAAACTTCTGTCCTTGCTATTGCACCTGCTCTTACATCAGTCGCTTCATCAAATACATCTTTAACTCTATTCTTAATTAATCTTATGCCCTCTCCATTTGTTGTACCCTCTGCAATCGTCTTTTTAATTTTTGTTTTTGTTGTTTCATTGACTTGCTTGCAGAATTTTAATCCATCAGTTTTTATAAAGTTTTCAATCCTATCATTGCCTACGATAAAGCCAGAGAATCCCAATAAGTCATAAACTTCATTCCCATACTTAGCAATTAATATTTTAAGTAATGGGCGAAAGGCTTTGGTGAATACTTTTGTTTCAGAAGTTACATTAAAGCTGAAACCTGTCTTGATGTTTTTTATTGTTGGCAAAACTTTTTCTGCCTGTGCTTTGAATAATTTTCTTAGCTCAATAACCATCAACTTCTCATCTACTTCTGTTTTACTAACATACTCTTTCCAGTAAATGTCTTTTTGTTTTTCTGAAAAAGCAAATTTAACATTCTTTTTAGACTTTTTGTTTTTAGGTTTAACTTCTTTCTGTTTAGACAATTGGGTTAATCTTTCAATCGTCAATTCTTCTTTAATGATAGCTTCTAGTTTCTCTCCTTTCGTTCTTTTGTGTCTAGCAATATTTATTTTACCAACAGACTTTTTCTGTTTAACTGTTCCTATTGGTTGAATATTAAGAGGAAGATATAAGCTATCAGCACCATCAACAGCTTCTTTCCCTTCTGCTAATCTAACTTCATTTATTGATAACCAACCATTTTTAATTCCACTCTCGTATAATTTCAATGTTTGTTCCATATTTCCAATCGTTGGATCTTCATAATCAAAGAACAATTCTCCTGTATCATCAAAAAATGGAAGCAAGAATTCATTGAGAGTTGAAACAAACTTCTTCATCTTTGGCTCTATTGTTTCTTCTATGAATACTGCCTTTGCAGTTTCTGCTAATGATCTATTGGAACTTTCTGGAATTACTAAGGAAATTGGAACTCCAAATACTGTTAATATCTCATCTCTGCCATATTTCCTTTGATTTAAGAAGTCCATATCCCTTTGGTTAGCTCCTAATGGTGCTACTACTTTTGCACCACCTTCAATAATTGTAAACTTATGAGCATTACTTGTTCCTTTATGTGCTTCGTCCCATTGACTCATAACTCTATCATATTGGTCTTTGGTTAAAGTTCCTGGCACTTCAATAGCAACATCTGGCCGTGCAGAGTTCTTGAAAAACCTCCAATTCCAAGTAGAAGCTTCTCTATCTGTTGCAATAGCAATCTCTGACGCTTTCAATGGGGATAATCCTCTATATGGATTAAGGGGATCTATGCTTTTAAAATGAATTATCTCCTCTGTGCTAAATGGTACTTTTGTCCCAGTTCCAGGAACATTATATATATATCCTTTGACAAAAGTAACTGGGTCTGGCACTACTTCCATCAAATCTGGTCTTAACCAAGGATAAATCTCAACAATCTTTCCATTATCTCCCCTTACTAACCACCAGAACGCTTCTCCTGTTGATTCTTTAAAAACAGAATAAAGCTCCATCAAATCATAGAAAGTCATTACATTATTTACTTTATCTAGAAGATCCAACACTTCATGCTTTTGTACTCTCTCTATCTTATCCCCTGTTTGTTTGAGTAGCTTCAATCTAATGTTTGCGACATTCATCGCAATCTTTGTTATGGAAAAATATACCCAAGAATAAGAGAACGCCTGTAATTGAGCCTGTTTGTCTAAAGAAGCTGGCTCTGACATACCAAAAGAAGCTCTAGGTGTCCAAGCAACATTCTTAGCTACTTGTGGGGATTCTTTTTTAATCCCGATGAACTTTTGAACGAGTGTTTGAAATTTATTCATAATAAATAAAGAAACGAGTGAATCTAGCATTGATGCTCACTCGTTTAGTAGTTGAGTTATATTTTATTAACTTAATTTTATTCTTATTCTTCATCATTGTCAAGTTCTAATTCCATTTCATTAATTTCTTCAACCATTTTATCAATAGATGAAACACTTAGTCTTGCAATTGGATTTCCATCTGGTGTTAAATCAAATCTAAATGCCTTTAATGGTTGAGTGACTTTTTTCGGTTGACCATTCATAATCTCTAGTTTTAATGTGCCAAAACCCATCTTCCTACAAAACTGAATGAAGGTATATTCTGTTAAGGTTGCTTTTATTGTTACTACTGGGGAGTTTTCGTCTTGCATATTTTCTTTATTATACTTTCAAAGTCTTTTATAGATATCTCAATATCATACTCCTTTTTAATTAATTCGTATTTTTCTTTTGCTTCTTTCTCTCTTTCGCTTGCCGACATAAGTCTTTCTAAATCAGATTTTGTATTGGCAATAGGGACTCCACAAGCCCACGATATTGCACTCTTGTTGTCTGACTTATACTTAAACTTGCCAATCGTCAATGGTACTGGATTAAGCACAATATCACAAGTCAGAAGGTCGTCTTTAAAGACCTCCCAATCAAATACCCTGTTCTCTATTTTAACCCCATAAGTAGCAGAAGGCTTGAAGTCATTATTGGATATAACCACAAGGTCAAGCCCTAGTTTTGCCAGAGAAGGTAATACAGTAGGAAGAACAATTTTAGCATTGTGATAATATCCAAACCAGCCAACTCTTTTTGCAATACTATTATGTTTCTTTTGCCTATCTATTATATCTAAATTAATTCTATCTGGCACATGATAAACAGGTTTTTTAACAATGCCTTTTAAGAAATCTGCTATCCCTTTTGAAGAACAAGTGAAAGCGTCAACATGTGTCTCTAATTGTTTTATGTTTAACTCTCCTGTTAACCAATCTGGATCCGCAATATCTAGGATTTTAACACCATCATAATCTTCTAAGTATTTTAACCAATAAACTTTTTGGAAAATAATAAATGAGTAGCGTTTACCTTCTTGAAATTCTTCGACTTCTTCCCACTTATCAATTAACCAATCACTCCTAAGAACAGATGACCCAATAGTCCCTTTTGGTCTTCCATGATATTTTTGAAATGGAAGTATAGCACCTTTAATTTCTTTTTTCATATTTTTAGAACAGAGTGAATGAAGTTAAGCCAATCGTCGCGATAACGCTTATAGTTGAATATTTCTTTAGCAGTTTCCTTACCCCTCTTGCCAATTGCTATGCAATCTTCATATTGGTTTTCTATTAAGTCAACGAGTATGCTCGCAATTTGTTCTGCGTCATTTGGAACTAAAATCATATTATCCCCGGGCTTTGCAAATCTTTCTAAATCATGAGCACCTTCTACTTGAACTATGCAAGAGCCAGACAACATCGCCTCTGTTCTAGCCCTGTTCATTGGAGTTCTGAATGAAGTGTCAAGATATATTAAACTACTACCTAAGAACTTTCTATACTCATCAAAACTGTGTCCTGTGTCGGTATTAACCTTAGCCCACCATAATTTATGGCTATATCTATCCTCTAGGATATAGCTAACTTGATTCATCATCTCCCTGTTGTAATAAGTATCGCAACCCCCTGGAGATAAAGCAGTAAATATTCTTGGCTCTTTCGGTAGGTCAAGCCAATCATTTGGATTCATACCATGCCAGATTGGAGTACCCCAACCCCACTCTCTTTCTGTTGAACCCTCGAAGGAGTTTAGAACCATTGGAGTATCACCAACAAGTTCCTTCATCATCTCTATTGTTTGCCTTTGAGCTTCATCATTTGGCATTTGGTTATTATCTTTCTTAAAAAACTCTGGATAAACTGGAGAACCATGATTAATTATAACCTTTGGTAATCCTTGAACAGTTTTATTGAAGTCAACAAACACTTTTGTTTTTCCTAAGTCTGGGTTTATCAATTGTTGGTCAACATCTAATATTGCAAAATCATATTTATCCTTCTCAAAATAGGAAACAGGGTGAGCGTTCTTTGGTAGTGGTCTTGAGTTATGATACCACTGTTTATTGGTATTATGGCAAACATAAAACTCACAATCCTTTTCTAAGGCATTAAAAAGGTCGTAAAAGTGCATTACATGCCAATTCGTTGTAAATACTTTATATTTCTTTTTCATTTATTTGGTTTCATTTTACAATGTATATCTTTTTTGTCATTAAGAATAAACTCATTTATTTTCCAAGACTTCACCCTATTCTCTCTTGATATCTTATCCCACTCAAAAAATCTAAACGATACTTCTGTTGGGTGCCAAAGATGAACAGGTAACCAGCTTTTATCTCTATAAAAACTAGGACAAATAACATATAACTCTTTATCTTTCTTTAATACTCTCCAGCACTCGTTCATTATTTTAACCACATCTTCTTCCCTAAAATGCTCAATAAAGTGGCTAGTGGTTATATGCTCAACACTATTATCTGGTAATGGTATTCCCTCAGTAGCGTTCCAAACTATTTCTTGTCCATAATCAATTACATCCATGCCAATATTATTCTTTTCTTTCTCCGGTCTATTATGATCTTTATTCCCACACCCCAAATCCAAATAAATATTGTTGTAATCTTTAATTTTTATTCTTCTATTCATATAATTTGCTTATTATCTCTTTAGCTTTCCAAATATCTTTCTTCCTATACCTTCCACCTGACTTTTTTATTTGTGAAGCCATCGCTTTTGGCTGATGAACGAATTTAACTTTGTGATTATATTGCTCTCTAGTAATTTGAGATAATCCTCCGTAATGAACCATTCTCTCGCAGAACATTCCACCCATTACAAAGTCTTTCTTCTGAATCCAACTAAAGTTTTCAACAAATGAAGATTTATCCGACACCTTTCCTTTAACTGACTTAGAACCAAAATACCATGTCCCTGATTTTGCCTTGCTAACTTCCTCCAAAACACCCTTATCTAACTTTAATCTATCATCTAGGAACAAGAGTACGCTACCAAGTGCTTCAGTTGCTCCCATGTTCCTCGCCTTTGCTAGTCCATAGTGGTTTGTGTCTTTTGTATCTAAGTAGAGTATTGGCGTTGTAATTTGCCTTCTCAGCTCCTCACAAGCTTCTTTGGTGTTATCTGTTGAACCATCATCTACTATTATGATCTCTTTTGCGTCATAATCCTGCGAATCAATCGAGATTACAATATCTATTAAATTCTTTGCATTATTGAAGGTAGGAATAATTACACTAACAACTGGCTTATCCTTAAATAATGTTTTGTAATATACCCTTGCAAACTCTCTAGCCATTCTTTGTTCTGAATAAGCCTTAATGGTATTCCAAGCGTTTTGCCTTAATGTTTCTCTTAGCTTCTTATCTTCCATTAACATCTTCAGCTTTTCTTCAAAATTATCTTCAGTAAATATAATTCCATTCTTACCATCTTCAATCAAATCCCTAGCCATACCTTGAGATGTAGCCATTACTGGAACGCCTTTTGCCATAGCTTCTAATAATGGTAATGTTCCACTCTCTCTTTCGCTTGTAGAATACATTACGAAAACTGTCATCTTATTATACATTCCGGCAACAAAGTTCTCCGGATTTTGATTGTTTCTACCCATACCCCCATGATATTCAAGATTATCCTTTGGAATAGTAGCCCAATAATCTGGCTTATCAATATATCCACAACCAACCACTTTATATTTTAGCTTGCTTGACACTTCACAAATCTCTTTCAAATGCTTCCAAGGGACTATCCTCCCAACATATCCAACTGCTTTTTCTTTGGGAGGATAATTGTCGTTAAAGCCGTAATAATCTAAATCAATACCATAAGGTATTTTATATACGCTAGAATGAATATTTTTTAATTTATCAAACCCATAATTAGTTGAAACTGTCAATGTATCGTATTCTTCCCAATTCCTTTTAGTTAAATCGTTATGGTTATGATGTGTCAACACCTTTGGAATATCTTTTAGGTCTGGCATTAACTCCATCAACTGGTCTGCTGAGTGCCAATATCTTGGTTGAAAAAGGTCAAACTCAATACCCTCTTTCATAATCTTTTTAATCTCCATAAACCCTTGTGCAACTGCTCTTGGGTGTACTGGAATATTAAAAAAATTAAAACGAGGGTTATTATCCACTATCGCCTTTGTTAATCTTGCTATTGCCCAATTATCACAATCTGGTGTAACCAAAATATTCATTTTATTGTTTTACAATACAATCCAATCAACTGCTTCCATATCTCCATCACTTACAACCCATTGATAGTTCTTTTCGTCTGGTTTATGTAAAGATAAAATACCTTCGTTCATGAACCCGTAATATTCTGTATCTTCCCACTCTTTTCTGAACAACTTTCCACCATTCATTATTTCCTTTATAGCTTGCGGAAAGTCTAGTAACGATTCTTTCACCTTAGGTTTTGGTAAAGGTGATGTTGATGGTAATTTTGTTTCGCCCATAGTTTTAGTTTAATAAATTAATCTTCGTTAATTACAATTCTAAATGCTTTTGCTAGTCCACTAATCATAGCCCTGCAATCATTGCAGATGTATTCATTTAACCCTCCTTGGCAAACAATACATCTATCCCTAGCTTCTTCTATCTTGAGTCCTCCCTCTCCAGTATCTTGGAACAATACCTTTTTGCACTTGGGACACTTAAAATGACTTTCATGATTAAAGTCTTCCACTTGTACCCTACATTTTTTGCAAATTATTACTGTTGGATCTCTCATTTTATTGCTTCAATTATATATCCTATATCACTCCAGCTATCACTATGTTTTATTGGGTGCATACCCTCAAGCTTGTGGAACTCTCTTAGCGTTTCACGACCTTTAGTAGCTTTTCTTGGGATAATGCTAACACCAGCGAAACCAACCTCTCTCAATAGCTTTTTAATACCTTCCTCTGTATATCTAAGATAATCTATCTCTACTGGATTGTGCATTGGGTATAGAAATGGAAACGATATATATGCACACCCTTTATCATCTAATAAGTCAAAGATGTTTTGAATTGCCTGTAATGGATTGAAAATATACTCAAACACTTCTAAGCAAAAGATAACATCATACTTTTTTTCCAAATCTATCTTATAGTTCAAATCAGCAACTATATCTGGTTTAACAGATTTGTCGATATCAAGCGTGGTATATTCTTCATACTTACATTTCCTTAATCTATCTTTCGCAAGCATATCACTTGAGCCAATATCCAATATCCTACCACAATCTACATCAAGACTTCTTAGATACCCTTCTAGTTGATTTCTATAATATGACATTTTGGTTTATTACTAAGTATTTATTTTTCCCCAACCTGACTTCTTTTGATTTCGAATCATCAAAAGTAACAATATCCCCTGACCTTATCCCTCTTACTCCTTTCCCTGTCATCAATACTGCTCCTTCACTCAAAAATGTTTTCTTATCTCTGCCAAGTAGTTTAATAAGTACATTTTTATTTAATGGTCTAAACATCATATTTTTTCAAGCCAATGGTAATACATATCTTTAAGCGTTTGTTCAAATGGAATTTCTGGTTTCCATTTTGTTGCTTTCCTAAACTTCTTGCTGTTACCAACTAGGATCATAACATCAGAAGGTCTTTGCTTACTTACATCTGTTTTGTATTCTGGTGTTTCTCCAGTAATCATTTCTAGTTTTTTGAGTATATCTTTAATCTGAACGCCCTTATCTGATGATATGTTATATACTTCGCCGAAATTACAATTGAATATAGCTAACCAATAAGCTCTTACCATATCTCTAACATCTGTAAAATCTCTTATTGAATCGAGATTGCCAATCTTCATTTCATTCTTCTTTAGCTTTTTAATCTCTGCAAACTGTTTAGCAAAACTGCTACAAACAAAACATTCTGGTCTTCCTGGACCTGTGTGATTAAATGCTCTGGTTATAATGATATTTAATCCATAGCTTTTGTGATATTGGTATGCAAGTCTATCTTGAGTAACTTTGCTCACTCCATAGGGACTTAATGGTCTTAATGGATTTGTTTCTTTAATTGGCACTTCATTTGGAAGAACTAATCCATATTCCTCTGATGATCCTGCTATCTGAATAATTGGTTCATATCCCTTAATCTTTCTTATTGCTTCAAATAGATTCAATTGAGCAGTAATGTTATTAACCAATGTATCTGAAGGTGCGTCAAATGATGTTGGAACAAAACTTTGTGCAGCGAGATGGAAGATAACATCTGGTCTTTCTTCTTCTAGCAATCTTCCTATTTGCCAAGCGTCAGTTAAATCACATTCTACTACTTTGTCAAAATCTGTTATTTCTTCCTTTAATCTCCATCTATCAATTCCTATAATAATAGGATTTTCTTCTTTCCTTATGTATGTAGCCAAATGTTTTGCCACGAATCCATTTGCACCTGTTATTAATACTTTCATATTTTTTCAAACTCCTTTATCGCTGGATAGTCTAAAGCGTTCTGCTTCTCGGTTAACGCATATGTTATAAACGCAATGTCAAATTTCTTCTTTTTCATATTTTTTAACTAACAAATCTTTATCCTCATACATATTGCCAATTATCTTTACTTTGTTATCGTATTTTTCAAGTGCCGATATTCTTCCAACTGCTTTCCATAAATCTAAATGGTCATTTTTAAACATATCTTTTCGTTTAGTACCAGGAAAAATCAAAAAGTGTCCATTAGCAAAGCCGACAATCAAGTTTTGCCCTAAGTAGTCTACTATATCGTCTTCACAAATTTCTACA